ATGGAAGTTTATGATGGAAGTTTATGATCCCTTTTGGGATTGGGTTACAGATTAAGAGGTTTAAAGAGTTAGTAGCATAACTCTTTTCCTCATACGTCCGTGTGGAGGGCAGGCCACCTGAAAGCACAATCTTTTATGAGATGTTAGTTTCAATCAAACTAGAGCGGCAATGTCAATAAGGCCGTGCGGAGAGATTGGATATACTAGCTTGGGCGTATGAGGTAAGGAGTTATATTATGCGAACAGTACACTATGTAGGAATGGATGAAGCGACTTATCAACGAGCTCGTAGAGTCTGGGGTGGTCCAGCATACTATCACAGATGGATGGACGATCGTGTCTGGACTGAAGTTGGAGACAAAGACGTTGTTGTAGTTGGAGATCCAACTTACAGACAATGGGTTTGGGATGCTTCAGCGGTTGATTCGAAGTGGACTGACTAGGCGGGTTTAATCAAAGTGCCCGCCTAGCACTGCTACACGTGAGACTTCTTCACTAAGCATTTCTATTTCTCTTAATTTGTAAGCTTGTTCAAATCCGGCTTCATATTCGCTTAAACACTGCGATTCGTTGTTCCATAATCTTTTGAAATAACTTTCATAGTAACCTTCAACAACATCATCTGGTTCACTCTTAGGAATAAGATGTCCTTTAACCATCCAAAATAATCGATTGGCTTCTTTACGTTTCCATGGGCTGCACATTTTGTCACACCTTTTGTTTAAGATGTAAATATCTATAAAATGTTAGTGCTAACAAAATGAAAAAAAAGTTTAAAAAACGCAAATTAACTGTGTACATATGATAAGTACTGTGCTATAATGGTCTTATCAAATGAATGAGAGGAATCGTTAATGTTATATCTAAAAGACATCATGAAGCTGTTAAGCTGCGATATGGAAAAAGCAGAAAAAGTATTTGATAATATGGTGCTTGACTTTTCGCAGTCTACTACAAGACAGTTTAATGCTGAAGTAAAGATGGTTAATGAACTAATTGAACAAGGAGTTATATAATGTCACATGAAGTAGAAACAATGGCTTACGCAGGTGAACTTCCATGGCACGGTCTTGGAACAGAAGTTAGCAATGACTTGACACCATTACAAATGATGCAAAAAGCTGGAGTCGACTGGGAAGTTGAACAGCAAAAAATCGTTACCGAATCTGGTCTCGAAATCAATGACAAGGTTGCTCTTGTCCGTACATCAGATAATACTTTGCTTGACGTCACAGGTAAAGATTGGAAGCCAGTACAGAACGAAGAAGCATTTACTTTCTTCTCAGAGTTTGTTGCTGCTGGTGATATGGAAATGCACACAGCAGGATCTTTGAAAGAAGGTCGTAATGTGTGGGCTTTGGCAAAAGTCAAAGAGTCTTTTGATGTGTTTGGTGAAGACACTATCGAATCTTTCCTTCTCTTTTCAAATCCGCATCAGTACGGAAAAGCAGTAGACGTTCGGTTTACTCCAATTCGTGTTGTATGCAATAACACATTGACTTTCTCTCTCCAGCAGGATGCAAAGCGTTCTGTCAAAGTTGGTCATCGTACAGCATTTGATGCTGATACTGTAAAAGAAACTCTTGGTATTGCTTCTGAAAAGTTTGCTAAGTACAAAGAGATGGCTCAGTTCTTAGGTTCCCGTAAAATTACCGCAGAGTCTCTTATCCAATATTACAACGATGTGTTTCCAACTACATCTCGTAAAGAGGAAAAAACTCCGGTTGCAGTTTATGATGATTTGTCTAAAGCTGCAAAGATGTGTTACGATGCTCTTGAGGTTCAGCCAGGTGCTCAGTTCGCCGCTGGTACATGGTGGCAGGCATTCAACAGTGTGACTTACTACACTGATCACCTGCAAGGACGGAACTCAGAGAATCGTCTTCACAATCAGTGGTTTGGTTACAATCAATCCAAAAAAGTAACTGCGGCAGAGAAAGCAGTGGCATACGCCACTGCTGCCTAAAGTTAATTTTACATATATAGTTTCATTGTAACAACTAGGAGAAAAATTACAATGGAACTTGTAACTCTCTGGATGGCCGTCGGATTTTTATTCGCGGCTTATTCAGTTATTGCTAATGATTCTGTACAGACTCTCGGTACATGGATCGCATCAAACAATGAGAGAGTAAACTGGAAAGTAATGTGGGGATCAGCTTCGGCTGTCTTGCTTTACACCTTATGGTACGGTTGGTATATGAACGGAGGCGACATTAGTTATGGTCGTTTGAATAAGATTCCGTTTCAAGAAATCCAATGGTATCATGCAATGGCACCAGGTTTATTGCTAATCTTGACTCGAATAGGCGTACCAGTAAGCACGTCTTTTTTAGTTTTATCTGCATTTGCTTCTACATTTATTTTAGAAAAAATGCTTATGAAATCTATGATGGGATATGCAGTCGCTGCAGTAGCGGCATATGCAATATGGATCGTAGTAAGTAAAATATTAGACGAAGCAAAACCTGTTAAAGAAGAACATAAACGATATTGGCGAATCGGTCAATGGGTAACTACAGGATTTTTGTGGTTTACATGGCTTTCGCATGATGTAGCTAACATCGCAGTATTCTTACCACGACAAATACCGGTCGATCTAATGATTGTCGTTAGTGCAGTCTTCGTACTTGGTCTTTGGTATATGTTCAGAGAAGGTGGTGGTAAAATCCAGCAGATCGTTCTCGAAAAACATAATACTCGTTATGTAAGATCTGCTACAATTATTGATGGTGTTTATTGGCTTATCTTATTCTTCTTTAAAGAGTTGAATGATATTCCAATGTCAACGACATGGGTATTTGTTGGCTTATTGTGTGGACGTGAACTTGCTATGGCTACTGTAACTGGAAAAGAAAAATTCAAAGTGGTATTCCCACTTATTGGAAAAGACTTTCTGAAAATGATGGTTGGTCTTGCAGCATCAGTCGGTGTTGTATTAGCAATCCATTATGCCATAGTTCCTAACGGACTATACTAGTAACATAAATGATACACTCTAAATTAATGCGGCAGAGGCAGCAGTGGCGTATGCCACTGCTGCCTAAACTTAAGTACAGGAATTTTAATTGAAACCACTACGTAACTTAAACTTTGCGCTATCTAATAGATGTAATGCAAAATGTGTTTGGTGCCCTACTTCACGGGGCACTAAACTTGCGTTTGATATGGATGCTGAACTTGTCTATAAAATTATAGATGAGGTCTCACATCCTGATTTTCCATATGAGATTAAAAATATTCATATGAGTGAGAATGGTGAGGGTCTTTATCATAAAAGTTATGTAGACATTCTCCGTTATATTAAAAAGAATTTGCCCAACACAGAAATTGATATGTTGAGCAACTTTGGCTTAATGTCTAAGAGAATGTCGCGTGTATTACTTGAAGAGAATCTACTGACCTCTATTCAAGTCAACGTAGATGGGCACAACGATAGAGCATATAGATCGGTAAAAGGGATTAGCTTCTCTTCTGTAATGAAGAATGTAAAAGAGTTCTTAGAGATCAAAAAAGAACTTGGCGTTGAAATGTTTTTTGGCATTAATGTTATGCCAGCATTTGAATATTCACTAGCTGTGTTTAACGCTTTTAATAAGAACCCTATCCAACACCCACCCGGCGAATCTGTTCCTTTTAGTTCCTTTGAACTAACACAACAATCTGTATTAGATTATTTGGGCCAAGATTTGTATGACGAATTGTTTACATTTAGACATAGCAAACCTGGGTTGTGGGCAGAGAGAGAACGATTTAAGACTGGTGAGTTTGCAATCGATGCTGATTTGAAGTGCCCCTTAATCAAGCGAGTTGAAGAGGAAATGTTTATTGCTCCAAACGGAGATTACTATGTTTGTTGCTTAGATGATAATAACGACAAGGTTCTTGGTAACCTTAAAGAGAGCACTGTGTTAGAAATCTGGAAGTCTCAAGATCGTATAAACTTTGTTAATAATTTAAAGATGCAAAGGTTCGATAAAATAGGATATCCATGCAACACTGTTGGTGCTTGTCAAACACTCGGTATAACCGATAATGCCTTACAACGAATGTCTGATACGTATAAAGACGGTGACGAAATAGTATTAGAGGAAACTTCCGTCGTAAAGTAACATAAATGATACACTCTAAATTAATGCGGTTAACGCCGCATTAATTTATGTACAAACGATTTAACATGTGGTAGAAAGGTTATATCAGTCAAAAAGGAGAAATACATGACTTATACACTTATTAACCCATCTAACTACAATCAACCACTATCTTTCAACACTATTCCCGAAATCATTAAATATATCAAATCACTTAAACTTCCATCTACTACCGATTTTCTAATCTTCCCTCCTCATAACCCTCAAACCACTATCTTTTTCAATCTAACACTTTCACAACTTATTAAAACTTACAAAAACAATCCAAACGAATTATTGTAATATAAATGATACACTCTAAATTAATGCGGCTTTGACCGCATTTTTTTATGTACATCTCGTTAAAAGTATGGTAGTATGGTTACATGATAAGGAGAATAGTATGATTATAGTAAGAGACCTACACGATGCACTTGTAATGAAGAATAAGCTTGCAAGCGTACTTCGCCGCTCGAATACGTTTAACATGTCTAAGTCAGACATTCAAGTTGAACTCGATATGATTATCGAAGATCTCATAAAAAACATTGATCGTGAAGAGCGTAACCTCCAAGCGGAGGTATTATAATGTACACGACCCGGACATCTGATTCGTATATAGCAACTTTTAGTGATTGTCAAGATCCTCAAATTGCTGATCTTAGATCCTTCGTATCTAAGTGTAACAGAATGCTGAAAGAGGACGGTAAGTACCAACGGTACTATCTCAAACTTCAAGCACGTGGTCATCGCCGCGGCGTTCGCCGGTACAACCAGTCATTACCTCTCAAGTATGCCGACAGAGTCGATGCGTACATTTATGAGAGATAGGACTAAGGTTCTCGGGGACGCCCGTCGCGAGCTAGTGAGTGGACTCATGGTTAGTCATGGCACTCACTAGCACCCTTTTCTCCCTCAACTAAGCAGCTTCGGCTGCTTTCTTTTTATATAAATAGAGATAAGTTTCTATGGAGAAGATATGGCTACGTTTGCTAAAATGGCTCGTGCAGAGTGGGATAAACCTGTGCGTGGATCTAATCAAGAAAGAGTTGAAGTCTTTATTAATGCAATAAAGGCAGGAGATCCCGTAAGCGATATTAACGGAAAAGACGTATTTATTGCTAATACTAAGAAAAACATAGATGCTATAAAAAATTATGTTGCTGATCCTGATTCAGGTCCAACTGTTGCCTTTGACTTAAAAAATGGAAATACAATACTTTCTAATATGATTGGCAAATCTCCATTATTTGGTGGACAAGGTGCCGGTGGTGGAGCTACAGGAGACACAGCAAGGTTTGAATCATTACATTGTTTGTACATAGCAGCTATTCTAGGCGAGGGTATGAATAATGAGTTTTCACATTTCACATATAATACATTAGAAAAATATAAAGATAAAGTTTCAGTAAGTGAGTCATTCAAATCTTATGTTACTATTGATGGCGATTGGCATGCATCTGCGTATCAAATAGCCCAAGCTTTAATTAAGAAAAAATATGTAACAAAAAATCATACTCTTCATAGGGGTGATTCTGTCATGGAAGCAATTTATAAAGCAAAAGATAGAGTAAGAAAATTAGAGGGTAAACCAAGCCTTAATAGCGACAAATGGAATCCAGGTGATATCTGGGCAGTAAAAAGAGGAATAGATCCTAAAGCTCTATTTGCAAAGGCTAAAACATTAGCTGAGCTAAATATATTAATATTAAAGCATTTTCAAAATAAGACTATAGTTGGCATTTCGCTTAAAAAGGTTGGAAAAAATAAAAGAGTAAAATTAGGTGATTATAATATTGAAGACGCAATATTAGACACTCATAAGTTTTCTAGATTCACGTTAGAAACAGCAGCAGGTAAAAGCATTTGGTCGTCTAAATACGGTTTTTTCATTTATGACAATAGTAAAAAGGCTGAAGTCAGATCTCCTAGTGTATTTGGTGCATTAAACTTTGAACTAAAAGGTACAGGTGCTAGAGCAGGTAGAACTGGTTATGGTCAATTAATGTATTCTTCTGCTATACATTTAAAAAAGATTTTACCAACAAACAAAGAGCTTATAACACAAGCAAAATTATTAGTTAGTAATAAACCTCCCGAAAAATTAGTAACAGACTTCTTTAATCTTGTCAAAAAAATTCATCCTAAAACTGACAGATTACAATTCGAGTCTGAAATGAAACAAAAAAATGCAGGCTTTGTTCATACATTACTTGCTGCAGCTCATATAGGTACAGCTATTATGAGTGCTAGTCAAACACAAAGAAACGCATTCACATCTGAAGTAGTAAATGTTATGGCTGCGAAAACAAACGATTCGTCAGCATATGTAAAAGCGGAGCAAGCGTAATGGCAACGAAGATTAATATGGAAAGCTTTAAGTCGTATTTGTCTGAACAGAAGAACACTCACATGACTCATGTTGAGGATAAAGTAATTTATGGTGGCGTAAAAGGAACTCGCGAGGCAATTAATGCACTACGCGAACTTCGTAATATGTTGAAAGGTGATCATGCTGGTAATGTATCTGTTAAATGGGATGGCGCTCCTGCTATTTTTGCAGGCACTGATCCTAATGACGGACGTTTCTTTGTTGCAAAGAAAGGTATTTTTAACAAGAATCCCAAGGTCTATAAGACTCCTGCTGATGTTGACGCTGATACAAGTGGTGATCTTGCTGACAAGCTCAAAGTCGCTTTGCGAGAGCTCCCTTCCTTGGGTATCAAGGGTATCGTGCAAGGTGACTTCTTATATGGACCTGGCGATTTAAAGAAAGAAAAGATTAATGGTGAGTCGTATATTACTTTTCATCCTAATACTATTGTTTATGCTGTCCCTAGTAATTCTGAAGCTGCGAGAGCCGTACGTTCCGCTCAAATCGGAATTGTCTGGCACACAACATATAAAGGTAACACCTTTGAAGGACTTAGAGCAAGTTACGGAGTAGATGTATCTAAGTTTAAGAAATCAAAAAAGGTATGGTCACAAGATGCCATGCTACGTGATTTGACTAATATGACTATGAGTAAAAAGGACACTAATGATGTTGACGAATATTTATCGCAAGCTGGGAAAATATTTAACAAAATTTCAGGGACAACCCTACGACAGCTCGAATCGCATAGTGAGTTACCGGGCCTCATTGAAACATTCGGAAACAAATACGTCAGACGCGGAGATGTTATTACAGATACAAGGCGACACGTATCCATGCTCATTAGGTGGATTAGATTACGATATGGAAAAGAAATCGCTAAGCGTAAAACCGAAAAAGGTAAAACAGCTCAACGAGATAAACTAACAACTATTTTAGATTTTTTTTCTGATGAAAACAAAAAAAGTTTACAACAAATGTTTGAGCTGCAAAAAGTTATTGTATTAGCGAAATTAAAACTTATAAATATATTAAATGGTTTAGCAAAGGTAAAAACCTTTGTAAAGACGCAGAATGGATACAAGGTAACCGGAGAAGAAGGTTACGTTGCAATTGATAAACTTGGTGGTGATGCTGTTAAGATTGTTGATCGAATGGAATTTTCGTACAACAACTTTAGCAAGGATATATTAAAGGGATGGGATAAACCGGGAAGAAACTAATGTATAGTTTTAAAGAACTAATGATTACGCCTATTGAAGATGGCGAAGACGAGTACCTAAAGTATCGTGCGATGAAACGTCGCAAACACATGTACGAAGAAACAGCAGTAGAAGAAGAATCTACTGACGAGGCGTTATCTATGGCGTCTCGCCGTAAGCGTTCTCGTGACATGCGCAAAAATAAAAATAAATTAAAAATTGGCCGTGCTCGAATGAGTAAGCGTATTGCTAATCCTGAGCGCATTAAGAAACGTGCTCGGAAGCAAGCGATAGATACCATCTATAAGAAATTAACAAAAGGTATTCCTCGTAAAGATTTAACACCGGGCAAAAAGGCTGAACTCGAAAAGCGTATTCAGAAAATGAAGCCTAGAGTAAATCGTATTACAAGGAAACTCCTTCCTCAGGTACGTAAGGCGGCACACGGTAAATGATTAATAGATTTAGTCAATACTTAGTTGAAGAAGAAAAGGTTGGTTATTTGGTGTTTGGCCGAATGAATCCTCCTACTATTGGACATGGTAAGTTATTAGACAAGCTCGCAGCGGTTGCTGGTCGAGCACAATATCGTATCTATTTGTCACAATCTAATGATAAAAAAGACAATCCTCTTACTTATTCAGACAAAGTAAAGTTTGCTCGTAAGATGTTTACTAGGCATGCAAGATCTATTATTATCGATGCTAAGGTAACAACACCCTTTCATGCTTTGTCGGCTATGTATAATGCAGGATTTAAGAAAGTCATTTTAGTTGCCGGTTCAGATCGTGTACAAGAATATGATTTGCGCTTAAACAAATATAATGGTAAAAAGGGTGGTCATGGGTTCTATAACTTTGACGGTGGCGTTAAGGTTGTAAGTGCTGGGCAGAGAGATCCAGATGGTAAAGGTGCCGAAGGTGCATCTGGTACTAAGCAAAGAGGGTATGCTAAAGATAATGACTTTACAGGATTTGCCCAAGGTCTAACTAAAGCTATATCAAATCCTGATGCTCGTAAAATGTTTAATGCCGTTCGCAGCGGTATGGGTTTAAAAGAAGAATACGAATTTAAAAGACATGTTCAATTAGAATCTGTATCAGAAACTAGAGAAGCTTTTGTTAAAGGTGAACTCTTTGAGCTCGGTGAACATGTCATTATTAAAAGCACATCCGAAGTTGGTAAAATTACAGTCATTGGATCTAATTATGTAATTGTAGAAACCTCTGATAAGACTACAAGACAATGGCTGGATTCTGTTGAGAAGATTGTAGAAGAAGCAAAGTATGATTATGGAACTGATGCTTCAGTAAAGTATATGAAAAAGACTACACCTGGACAGAATGAGAGTACACCTCAAGATTCTGACATTAAGGATCGTGAAGGATCACAGCCTAAAGCGTATCATAAAGGCCTAAAGAAAGCTACAAAAGTTGCTAGAGACCGGCACTTTAAGAAACACGGGAAAAAAGCAGATAATGATGCTAGTGCTTATAAGCCAGCGCCTGGTGATGCAAAAGGAAAAACTAAAACATCTCAATGGACTAAAAAGTTTAAAAAGATGTACGGGGACAAAGAGTAATGGAAAATTTAAAACTTCCAGTAGTATTAGTTGCAGCTATGATAGCTCAGATATCAGCTGGCGTGTGGTGGGTATCTCAGCAAGCTGCAACAATTTCTGATCTTGAAAGTACAGTAGCTGAAATGAGCTCAAAGATGGCTATTGAAGAGAATATAAATCTTCGTAGAGATGTTGAAGAGAATGCGGATGATCTCGAAGAGCTGTGGGAGGAAACCGTAATGCTATGGGAGATGGAAGCATCTTTTCAGCAAATACTACGGGATCAAATACAGCTCAAAGGAAGAATAGGTTTAATTGAAAAAGAACTTGAGTATGTAGACAGAGACCATATGGATATGATGGGCAAATGAAAATAATTAAATTCAAAACATTTGCTGAAGATAAAGATACAGATAAAGCTGCAGATCTTGCAAAGATGAAAATCGATCGCGAGAAGAAAACTGACGCGGCGAAGCATGATCGTATGATGGATAGAGCAAGAATCCTAGATACAAAAAAGAAAAATAAGGCCACAAAATGATTAACTTTAAACACTATATTAGTGAAGATAAAGCAGGTACTTCGTTTGCAGATAAATCTAAAAAGTCTGGAATTTCTGTGGCTACGCTTCGTAAAGTATATAATCGCGGTGTTGCCGCATGGAAAACCGGTCATAGACCTGGCACCACGCCATCTCAGTGGGGACATGCAAGAGTCAATGCCTTTATTGTAAAAAAGAAAAAAGGTGGTCTCAACCACGATAAGGATCTAGCGTAATGAAAAATTTTAAAGAGATCAGAGAAAACGTAAAGACCGCTGACAAAAAACCAGAGATCTATACAAAGCCTGATGGTAAAAAGGGCACACGTATGGTCCCGGTTGATAAAGAAGTTATCAAGCAAGAGAAAACTCTTGAATGGCTTAAGTCCGCATTGGCTAGAGAAGCTAAGGCTACTAAACCACGCCAAGATGATATGGAAGAGCAGGCCGAAGCTACTATGTATTGTAAAGATTGTGGTTGTGAAAAAGGTAATCCAGATCCTAACTGCACATGTCCAAATGATAATGCTCAGCTTAAAGCATCGCAATGTACGACTGAACAGTCTAAATGTAAGTCTCGTAAAGAAGATGTTAGCGAGCTAACAATTGCTGACGTTCAAAAGGCTACTGCGATGGCAAAGAAACGTCAAGAAAAAGAACGTAAAGCTGGAAAGAAAAGTGTATCAACGGCTGATCTTGCAGCACGTATGCCTAAGAAAGAATCATTTGAGCCTCACATGATGTACGATCCTAAGACTGGAAAAGCTTATAAGGCCGAAAAGGAAGCCGATCATCTTCGCATGAAGAAGATGGGATATACTCATGACAAACCTACGAACGAAGCCCACGATCCTAAGCACGTCAAGCAGGCAGTCGGTATTGCATCTGATCCCAGATACAAGGGCGGAAATATGACAGGCGCAACTAAGACGATTAATAAACTTTCAAAAGGTTTGTCAGATCATCCTCAAGTTAAAGCTGTACTAAAACGTCAGAACGAGGGCCTTAAAACATTTGCCGAGATCTCAAAAGGTATGGCCGGCCGTTATATCAAAAAGGCGCAAGTAAGTACAGCAGATGCTGCAAAGAGTACTGAACGTGGATATGCTGACTCTCGCTCACCCGATC